CAAAACCGCCAAGCGCGGCGGCGGAAAGTAACGGATCGCCAGTGGTTGCATAAGCCGTTGCAGCCGGTAGATATGGCACCATTTGAACGCCAGTTGCCGGGTTAGCCGCTGCCTCTTGCGCGCGGCGGGTCAAGTTAAGCACCCGCACAAAGCCATCAAGCCGCGCTTTGTCCGGTCCAGTAAAAAACACGCCAGTTGAAGCCCCAAGGCGCTGCACTTGGTTCACAAATTGCGTCGGGTTAATGTTTTCAATCCCGCCCGCTTTGCTGATAGCTTCTTCCAAAATGGCAGCCTGGGCACGTGCCCGGCCATCCGGTGAAAGATTGGCGTAAAGCCGCCGCACATCGGAAGGCTTGTTTGAAAATAGCATAGACTTGATCGTTTCCGGCGTGGCCGCTCCTTCATTCAGCACGCGCCGAAATGCGGTGTTTTTCAATTCGCCAACCATATCGGCAAGACGCCGGTTTGCAACCTCCCATTTGGTAATATCGCGGGGCAATCCATTGGCTTTGATGTAATCCGCCATATCTTGGCGCAGCGGGCCATAAAGGCTCGAAACCAATTGCTCACCAGTCGTTCGAACTGAACCAAGCTCAGGCGTCGAAAACCTGTCACCCAAACCTTTCCGGAAATTTTCCAATGTTCTTAAATCTGAAATCGAACCTACATCACGTTTGATCATTTCAAGTTCACGGCGAATTGGCGCGTTAATTTTAAGTTGCATGTCTTTGGTTGCAAGAATATCGTCAATCTTGCGCGTTACGTTTGTGCTAGATACTAGCGCGGGCGATTGCGCCAACCGATCAATCACTTCGTTTTTTTGATTGGTGTATTTGGTCAATTCAGCCGATCTAGTCAAGCGCAAACTCGCCACCACATCATCGGAAGCATTGGCCGCGCCCGTGGCGCCGTATTCGCGCAAAAGCTGCCGCGTTGCTTCAACGCGTTGCTCTTGCTGCACAACGCGCATCCCTGCCGTGCCAGTGAGCGGCGCATTTTCAGCCGCGCGCTGGAATGTGCGGCCAATCGGTGTTGAAGGCGGCATTACGTCAGTCGTCGCAAGTCTTATGCGGTTACGCTCCGCCGCCGCCACATCTTCCGCAATGCGCGGGCCAGCTGCAACGCGCGTTCCGCCAAGGGCAGCACCGGCAAGGCCACCGGCAAGCGCGGCTGGAATTTGCACCTCTGGCCCATAGCCCATTTCTGCCGCCGTTTGCGCGGATGCGCCAGCACCAGCGCCGCCCGCCACTTGTGAACGCGGTCCAATCGCCAGCTTTTCCATGACTGCCCGCACCACCGGCGAACTGGAAGCCAAGGACATAATACGTGACAGCGCCGCAAAGCCGCCCGCACCTGCCGCGCCTTCGGCAGCAGATTTCACAATGCGTTCAGCTTCTGTCGCGGGCTGTTCCACCCCGGCGCGGGCGAGTAACGCCTCTACCGCCCTTGTTGGCTCAGTGAATTGCGTGCCCAAGGTGGCGTTCACTGCTCTGACAATCGGATCACCCGCCAGCGCGGTCAGGGTGCCGGCGGTGAAGCCTGCCAAAGCACCCGGAGGACCTCCAGCAAGAAAACCGGCCACGGTGCCTGCCGCAGGAAGCGCCAAAGCGCCTGTAGCGGCGCCAGCAAGCCCGCCCGCCGTAGTGCCACGCGGGCCAGCCGTGCCAGCAGGCGCAGGCGTAACAGCCGCCGCAGGCGCTGGCGTAATTTCCTGCTCAGGGGCGGGTGCGCCATATATCGCCCCTCGCTGTCCAAAGCGTTGCTGGGGCGTCATAGGCCGCGCTGGCGCGGGTTCCGGTATGACTACCGGCGCCACGGTGCCGGCCATCATATCTTCGGCGTATAGCCCGCCGCGCGTAGGTAGCTGCGCTTCCGGCAAGGCGGGTTCCGGTATGACTACCGGCGCCACGGTGCCGGCCATCATATCCTCGGCGTACAGCCCGCCGCGCGTAGGTAGCTGCGCTTCCGGCAAGGCGGGTTCCGCCTGGGGGGCAGGCGCGCCTTGCATGGGCGCGGCTGGCGCGGCTTGTGGGGCAGCGGGCGCGGCGCCTTGCGGAGGCGCAATAATCCCCTGTTGCGCGGGCGGCGGCGTCGCCCGGCCAGGCGTGCCAGGCCGCGCGGATTGCCCAAGCTGAAAACCTTGCGGGACCGTGATCGTGCCGTTTCGAACAAGACGCTCGAACTCAATCCTATCTTCCGGCGTCATTCGGCCTTGGCGATAAGCGTTAAGCGGTCCTTCATTGGCAACAATGGCGTTTGAAACAGGCGCAATCGGCTGGCGGTATTCAGTCTGCGCCACATTCTCGCCAATCAATCCCTCGCCTCGGCCAAGCATAATGCGACCGCCACGCACTTCGCCTTCAAAGGCGCTTGCATCTTCTGGGGTCATCCGCCCTTCGCGATACGCCTGATACACGCGGCGCATGGGATCGTCGGTTTCGCGGCGCGCTTCAAATTGGGCGACAATATCCTCATACCGAACGCGCTGCGCTGGCGTTTCGCCAGTTTCGCGCCCTGGATTGTATAAGCCGGCCATCACGCGATTGGTATAGGCGCGCGTGACAGGCCCCCAATTTCTTTGATTGGTGCCGCCGTGATATTCAGTGACCGCAAGCGCCACGTTGCCACGATTGCGCTGCAAGCTTTCCTGCAAAAGCAAGCCCGCCGCCTCTGCCGCATTTTCAGGGCTTAGATATGCGTCAATTCCGTATTTGCGCTGAATGGCATCGCGGGTTTCAGGAATAATCTGAAAAACCGTCCGGGCGCCAGCGCTGGAAACCCGGTTATTCGGCGTGCGCTCGCCATTTGTCACCACGCTTGCAAGCAATCTATTGGGCAGACCTAAACGCTGCTCAGTCCCGGCAATCAAGTCTTGCCAGAACGGATCACGAAAATCATTCGGCGGGGCTTGGCGCGTTTCCGACATGGTTATTGGCCATACCTATTAAGCAAACCTGACGCCGCTTCGCTTTCTTGCCGTGGCGCCATAGCGTTGGCGCGGCTTTCGGCAAATGCTTTGGAAAAATCACGAAATGAGGTTCCGGGCCTCACATCAATTCCCATGATTTGGACGCCTCTAGTGGCATTTTGCAAACGCCCAAAAGCACCAATCCATTCACCTTCCATAGCTTTTGTTTCGGCATCAAGGCGCGCAATTTTTGCCATGCCACGCAATCCTGCCGCAAGTGCAGCAGGAGAAGCATTTTCATCAAGAAAACCTTGCGTAAAAATCTGAATGTCACGATCAGAAGCAGCGCCAGGCGGAAGGCCGCGCACGATTTCAGAATTGCGAAGCCTCAGATATTCTCGACGGATCAAAGAAATTTCATCTTGCGTGCCTAGAACTTGATTGATCAATTCATTTCCACGCGCTTGAACGCCAGATGTCCTAATGCGTTGCTCAATATTTGAAGCAAGCGCACTCATTCTATCGGCTTGCTGACCGCCTACGGTTGCAGCAACGACCGCATCATTTAATCGTTTTTCCCCATCAGCAGAAAGATTGCCACCTCTCGCGCGCAATTCTTCATATCGCAGCGCTGCATCGGTGCGCGCTTTTTCGGCGTCCAATCCCAAGCGCTGCGTTGCGTTGTCAAGATCGCCGTAAATCTTGGCAAGCGCGGCCTGTTGAGTTTGTGGAGAAAAACGAGCCGTTGTCTCTGCCGTGGTTGCTGTAGCTTGTGCGGTGCGAACTGCTGTCGGCTGCAATTCTTGCGCGCGCTGCTCGCCGCCAATACCGGCAAGCCCTTGAATAAAAGCTTGACCGCCCGGCATTGCAGCCATGTTTACGCCAATAAAAGCTTTCGCCGCATTCGGATCAACCTCGGCAATTCGCACAAGCCTATCAAGCGCCGTGGCGTTCATCTGGTCGCCGGAATTTCGATAAGCCGCCGCCCTATCACGCAACACCGCAACGGCGTCCTCAGTGCGACCAGCTTCCAGAAAGCCCAAAACCGTGCCGCCAAATTGCAGCGCATTCGTGCGCTGTTCTTCCGAAAGCGCCTTATTGGCTTCGGAAATGTTCTTCACCATTTCAGGGGGAAGCATCGGCGCAATCTGCAAAAGCCTCTGCATTGTCGGGTTTTGCATATACTGTTGCAGCGCCGCTTGTCGTTGCATGTTTTGCTGGCGCGCCTGTTGCTGCGCCTCGCCCGCAAGCTGCGCCTGCGCCAAACCAGCGCCAAGCTGCAAGCCTTCCGTTGCAGCCGCCAATGGAGATTGCATCCCGGTAACGTATTGCGGCGGTTGTTGAAGGGGAAGAATTGCCATGATTACCTCTGGAACCCAAAAGCGCCGCCGAATGGCGTTTGACCGCCATAACCCGCCGCCCGAACACCATATTCCATGCCCAGCATCCCCATGGGCGCATTCAGGATTTGCCCGAACCCGCGCGCTTGCCCAAGAATGCCGCCCGCTTCCGCCGCCCCCACATTGCCTTGAAGATTGGCGATATTCTGCCCCGCCGCCATGGTTGCCGCCGCAGTGCCAGCCGCCGATGCTTGCCCCAATTGCGCCAGGTTCTGTTGCGTGCCGACGCCAAGCGCCGTAAATCCGCCAAGCCGGCCATAATTGCGGTCAATCTCGGCATTTAGCATGGCAGGCCGGAATTGCGCCAGCGCCGCTTGCACATTGCCGCCGCGCAAGCCGCCCGTTGCCGATGCGTTTTGCAGCAAAGCCTCTTCACCTGTTCGCACCTGCGCTTGAAATAGTGGGCTTCCCTCAATTTGGGAGATTGCCTGTTGCTGCGCTTGCGGGCCAAGCAATCCGGCAAGCGCCTGTTGCCGTTGCAATGCTGGCGCCCCGGCCTGCGCGTAAGGCTGCAAGCCCTGCAACGCGGGAAAGCCAGCTTGCCGATACGGCTCAAGCAATGCCGCAACCTCAGCACGGGCCGCACGTTGCTCGGCAATACCAGCGCGGGAACCTTCGATTTGAGCGTCAGCAGCGCTTTCGGCGGACGTGGCCTGCAAAATGCCACCACCAACGACTGCCGCGCCAATGATGCCAGTAACCGGATCAGGCATGGAAATTGAACTCCCGCTGGTAATCTTCAAACCTCTCGCCATAAAGGCGCATTACCGTGGCGCTCAACTCAGTTGCCCGCACCACACCAAGGCAAAGCTGGCAAACCAGCAAAACCACATCATAGAACCCCGCTCGCCAAGCATAAGACATGGCGCAAGGCTTGCCCTCACGCTCTGCCTTATCGGATGCCTGCCATTTCAGGATCATGGTTGCCACACATGGCAAAAGGCTGACGTGATGCGCTTGAAAGAAAGGGTTGCAATACTGCGCCACAAGCGCATTCCAAATGCACTTGTCCAAGTCAGGGCGCGCAAGCGCATCGCCATCGGCTATGTCATCAAACACTTGCGTCATATCGTAAAGCATGACAAGCCAATCCACCGCATCGCGGGGAAACCCAAGGTCCGGCAAAAGGCGTTGAAGGCTGTCAGACATCGGAACCCCCTAAAGGATGGCCGCTGGCCGCCAGATGTCTCAGCGCCCCAATTATCCCCAAACCCGCCACGTTTGCAAGCATTACGTGATTTCCCGCCCGCTGGCCCGAATGGTCAGGCTGGTAGCTGCCCCGGCCAGTGTGCTGATAAACCCGCCCGGCTCCAAAACCTGCCCCACCAATTCCGGGCAAAGGTATGTCTCGCCCGGCACAATGTTCTTTTCATCAAGCACCAGATTGGAAACCCCAGCCGAACCACCTGACGCCACCAAATTGACGGAAAAGGTCACATTGGCCGCGCTGGTATTGGTCACCGTGAACTTGTCAATAATGGTGCGGCACCCCGTCGCGGTGTATTGCGTGGTTTGCGTATTCTCAGCCTGCTTTGCCGGAATGATGTTTTTAACGGTCACGGCCATGGGTCAGGCTCCAATGTTGTTTGAAACGGTCAGAATGACCGATGGAATGCCAGGGTGCGGGGCGGCGGCGGGGAATGTTGTGATCTGGCAGGAGGTATCATCAACAGACCACATCAACTCGAAATAGTCGCCAGCCTTCATGCGGGTTAGGAAATTCCAAGCCGTCACCAATTCGGCATTGTTGCCCTGTAGCCGCACGCGCCCGGCAGAATTGGCAATGTCAGAACCGTTCACCCTAATCCAGAAATCGAAAATCCCGACGCCCCCGGAAGTCTTGTCAAGCTGCGCCGAAAACTGAAAATTATAGATGCCCGGCTCGTCCACAAGAATGCGCGATGTTGGGCTGCCACGATAGACGCCTTCGCTCAGGTCCGTAGTGTCAAACGTGATGGCATAGGCGGTATTGATCACCGCCGCCGTTTGGGTTGTAGTGTCATAGAAGGAACCAAACCGGGACCGCTTGGGAGGCGTGACAGGCGGCGCCACGTCATCGGGCATCACCACCGGCAAGCGCGGCGGCGCATAGGCAAGCAATTCCAAGCTATCGGCAATGCGGTCAAGCGCATCATTGGCTTGTGTGGCCTTAGCGTTAGCTGTTCCAGCGTCGATTGATGCTTCCTGAATGGCAAGTGTCAGGGCGGAAATTTGATCAGGCGTCAGACTTGTTACCTGATCAAATAGCGCTTCCATTTTGCGGATGCTGTCATCATCCGGCAGGAATGCGGCAAGCTGGGCGCGATTAAGGCGGATGCGCGTCATACCGCAAGCGGCTCCACGCTGGCCTCTAACCGTGCAACGGGCAATAGCGCGTCACTGGTGCCCTGGAAACGCTGGATGCGCCAATTCCGCATCATGCCCTGTTGGTGCCACACAACGCGCTTATTCAGGGCGCCAAAGCCATTTAGGGACAAACGCCGATCTTGGCTCCAATTCTGCCCGTCAACGCTATAGGAAGTGGTCACAACCGGATCAACGCCAAACACCGCATAACCTGGCAGGCAAACCAATTCCAGGCTATGCACCACCGCGCCACGGCTTTCGTTGTAAAGGATCGCGGTCTGAAACTGCCATCGCACCTTGGCGCCATAATGATCAGCGCGATCTGTAGTCAGATACCCGTAAGCATTGCTGGCAGGATCCCCGCAAAGCCATTTATCATAGCACCATACAAAGTTTCGCGCACGGTATTGAGACAAACCTTCCACAGAAGATGTCAGGATGAACCATGCCGGCTGTTGCAATGCTTGCGTGGACGCCGCATCAAAGACAAGCGTCTGATCTGGAAGATGAACGTAAAGGTATTGATGCGCGCGGTCATTCCTCGCTTCAAGCAAAGCCTCCGAAAGTTGCGTTTCCGAATATCCGGCAAGAACGCGGTCAATCTCTGCGGTGCTGATCTTGCGCGCGACTGAATTGGTGCCCAGGTAAATGCCAGGCGCTTCATTCCTGCCAGAACCTAGGAAGGCAATGGTTTCCTGAAACACGCAACAGGCGCGGGTGCCAATGCATCCTTTCTGAATTTGTGCGCTTTCAATGCGAGCAAAAGGGAAATTATCGCCCCCCACGTTGTCAAACACCTCAATCGTATGGCGGTTTAAGGCATAAACCTCGTTTCGCAGTTTCAGCAGCGCTACAATTGAATCAGGATCAGCTTCAGCGCTGCCATATTTCAAAGGGTCAACGGCGAAAGGATCGCCCAATTCCGTCACCACCAAAAATTCGCCGTCCGTAGTCATAAAATAGCCATCCACCCAAACCACGTCGAGAACGGTGCCAAGCTCGCTATCCGTCACCTGTTGCAGCGTAGCTCCATCGTAAAGATACAATCGTCCTGCGGATGCTATGGCAAGATAGTCAAAGGAATAATCCAAGGTCGCCAGCTTATCGCTTAGGCCAACATCACCAAGATCAATCAGACTTCCATCTTCGGCAATCCGCACCAGCCTGGAACCCATGACGCGGTAACATTGCCCGCGCCATTCAATGCCGCCCCGATCAACGCCCGGCCCCGTGCCCTGGCTGACAAGCCCCTCAGCCGGGCGCAGGTAGCCATTGGAAATCCCCTGCGGCATTGGCACCGGCACCATATTGACCGGGTAAGCAGTCCTGAAATCGGGACTGCTATCCGCGTAAATGCCGGTCAGGATCGGAATTTGCATCTAAGCAAACCTGCGACGCGGTGAAGTTGGAAAAATCTGGCTAGCTTTGAACGTGGCAGGCATTTCACCCGCCCAAGCCGCGTTGACATGAAATCCGGTCAAAGCAACGGCTGCTTTGGTCACATTGCCTTTCGAGTTGTATTCTGCCGGATCGTATAGCGTCTCGCACACGTCAAAAACGACCGTTTCAGGCGGCGCCATGCGACCATTCATGCCTGGCAAGATCGTGCTGCCCGTAAAGCGCTTGAAGCCCGCCGCGTCATACGCCGCTTCAAAATCTGCGCGATTAGGAAAGCGGTGATGGGTATATGTCCAAGTCATGCGGTAATCGCCTGCAATGTCGCATTGGAAAGCCGCGCCGGGTAGTATGACGCACGGCGCAGGTAATGGGTGCTTCCGGTTGCGTTCATCAGCACGCGGTTGATACCGCTCGGAAGCGCCGCCGCGCCGCCCGTGGTGACTGTTCCTCCGTTGAAAACCGTCGCAAACCCCGATGCATTATAGGCCAGCGCAATCCGGCATACTTGGTTTTCCGTGAAACTGTATGGAGGTCCGTCGAAAGATGGAACGCCGGAAGTCTGCACATACCCATCTACATAAACCACGCCGGCGCTTTCACGCACAAGCCGAAGATTGTATTGGTGGTTAATTGTTCCGTTGTCCAACCTGAATAAATCCGAAACTTGCACCGTGCCGTTGAAAGCCGGGACGAATGGAAACAGCACCTCGGCAAAAAGAGTGCCTTCCGCAGAATTGAACCACGGCGTAACTGACGCCATGGTGCCACTATCGGCGGCGCGCGTCACTGATGCGCTGGTGGTGATAATCGGACTGCTTGGGAACGCCTCAGCCTCCGTCTGCGCCACGTCCACCGCGATAACATCGCCATTCGTGCCAATACGAAACCCGATCACCGGGTTTAGGATGGTCGCCGCAGGAATGACAAACCGCTGCCACGCGGAGGTGAGCGTGATGGCCGTCCAGGTCGTGCCGTTGTTTTGCGTTATTTCAACCGTGCCAGTACCCGTAATGCGCCGCACGAAAAAAGACGTGACGTAATTCGTGCTTGCCGCCGTGATGGTTTGCAGCGCCGTGCCGTTACCAGCCGTGGCAGTCAGCCGAGACGCCGTATCGGCCACACCATCAATGCCAGTTACATCAAGCGCAGCGGTGATGTTTGTCTTCACCCATGCGGTTTGGGTAAGGTCGCGCGACCAAAGCGCAAGATTGGTGCGCGCCATTTCCATAAGCAGGCCGCGCGCCGCAAGCGTGCTTTGCTCATACCCAAAGCGCGGCGCATTGGTGCCGTATTGCGTCAGGTTGCCCGCGCTGTTGAACTCCCACCCGTTTGACGCGCGTGTAAAGGAAATACGCGGATCAAGCGCGTCATTTCTGAAATCAAAGGCCAAGGAAGGCGCGGCAGCTAAACCGCCACGAAACCTAGGCCGAAATCGCGCGCGATTGAACACTAGAAGCCTTCACCTGGAATAATGTGCAAACTTCCGCCGCCAAGGGGCGCAATATAAGCAACCGTATCGAAATCTTGTGCCTTGGCAATGCTGACCTGTGTGGAAGGAAGTACCGGATAATCAGTAGTCGTTGCCGAAATTCCAGCAAAACCTACGCGGACATAAACCAAAACAGAACCCACATTGCTTAGAACGATGCTCTTGCTGCCCCGACCAATCGTCGATGATGCGCTCGCAGCGCCAGGCGAAACCAATACGCCTTGCGTATAGGCCGGCTGGAATGTTTCAATCAGTGCCATGTCGTTTTCCTTATGCCTTCATGATAACCCAATTGGACCCATCGGAAACCAATTCGGCCCAATTGCCCGCCGTACCAGATACGATAGCCGCACCAGCCGCGCCCCCTGCAAGGGGCACGACATTGGAAGATGCGCTATTGATGGCAAAAGCTTGAACGGTTTTCATCACCACCACGCGACCCGTATAACTGGCAGCAGCAGGAAGCGTCACCACGCAAGCGGCGGCAGGCTTGTTGTTGATGATGTAATCTTCACCATCGGCAAGCGTGAAATCTGCCGTTTTGGTTACAGGCGCGGCGCGGCGCAAGCCGGTAATTGTTGGAGCGGTGCCAAACACATTGGGCCCGCTGCCCGTTTCATCGGTCAGCAACGTTGCCAAATTTGCGCTGGAAGGTGTCGCCAAAAAAGCTACCGCATTGGCATTCATTCCACTGACGCCGGTTGAAATCGGAAGGCCAGTGCAATTTGAAAGCGTGCCACTGGCAGGCGTTCCAAGCACTGGCGCGGTCATAACCGGCGCCGTCAGCGTCTTGTTGCTCAACGTATCAATTGTCGCGCGCCCAACCAGCGTATCAGTAGAGGTAGGAAGCGTCAGAGTGCCCGTGTTACTGATCGTGCTGATCACAGGCGCCGTCAGTGTCTTGTTCGTCAGTGTTTGCGCGCCCGTCGTTGTCACCAGAGGCAAGCCATTCGCCTGCACCGTGCCCGTTCCTTTTGGCACAAGGTTTAGGCCGATATTGGTGTCATTTCCGGTTGCGCTAAGTGTTGGCGCATTACCAGCCGCCGCATTGGCAAGCGTCAATTCATTTACCGCCAAAGCTGCCGCATTCAATTTCAGCAATTCATTGCCATTCACATCATTGATAGCAGAAGTGACGGTGATGTTGGCAAAGGATGATGCCTGATTAGCGCTCAACGTATACCAACTTAATTGCAGTCGGTTAAAGCGGATGGTAAAAAACCCGCCAGCCGAAAGCGCGCCCGGCGCGCCAATTATCGTCGCGCCATTCCCCAAAATGGTCAGGGTCGAAACCACTTGAGAACACGCAACAAGGATTTCCTGTCCATCATAACATGAAGCAACCGCCGGCAAGGTAATGGTGCCAGCCGCAAAGGCGCCAGTCGGATTGATGATCAGAAAAAGGCTTTCTGTTTGCGCGCCAAGTTGCAAATTGAACCCGCTGGAAGTCGGCGCGCTGATCTGCGTGGTGTAATCTGGATTAGCGAAATTCGCCTCAATAAACGAAAGCAGCGTGGTCAGGCTCGCGCGGCGCGTATCTCCTTCACCAGGCGCATAAACAAGGATATTGTCGCCAGCGCTCAGGCTATTCAGGGCGGAAAGCTGGTTAATCGTGGGCATGGCGTTCCATCCTGCTAAGGTTCAAGCGGGCCGTCTGGCCCTACCAATACGGGAGATTGAGGCTCTGACATGAAAGGATCATCTGAAACATATGGCCTATTTCCAGCGCCTGCCGGCATGGTGCTGGGGAATTGCATTTCCGATGGCATTGCAGCCCGCGCCAAAAGGATTTCATAGGCTTGCCGGGCAGATGTCTTCACTTCCGGCGCCACGGCTTTGCCATACGAAGGCGCAAGCCTAAGCGCCAAATTTGAAACGATAGCTTCAACCGCGCGATCTGGAATGCTAGTCTCTTCATCTAGGCTGCTATCCTCTGGATTACGCGGCAACGGATAGGCAATCCGAATGCCCTTGCTGTTCCAAGTCGCCACCATGCTATCCATGCGCCGCATTGCCGATTGCATTTGTTCCGGCGTGAGGTCAAAGGTATAGGCCGCAAGCCCAACCTCCTCAAATGCGGCTTCGATAAGTTGACGCTTGGTGTAGCTCATTCCGGCGCCGCCATCTTGGCTTCGATCTTGGCATCAATCTCGGAAATCAATCGCTTATCTGACCACCGGCCATCCACCTTGATGCCAAGCTCTTCGGCCTTCTGTTCCAATTCTTCGCGCGTCACGGGCGCATCATCAGATGGCACGGGCGCGGGTTCTGGCGCGGCTACAGGCGGCGCCATCGCGGCGACAAGGGTTTCATGCCATCCATCAGCCAAAGCGGCCTCTAGCGCCTCCTGCGTGTTAACGCCGAGGTAATCATAGGTAACACCAGGCGGGCCAAAATGCGCGCCAGGCACACGGTAAAGAATAGTTGGAAGAAGTCTCATTTTGCACCTTTCGGCGCTTTACCGGGTTTTCCAGCCTTCATCGCAGCCGTGCGGGCGGTATTCAAAGAAATGGCCACCGCCTGCTTTTGCGGTTTGCCAGCCTTCATTTCCTTGCTGATATTGCTGGAAATGGAAGCCTTGGAATAACCCTTCTTCAACGGCATAAAAGCCTCCTGCAAGAAGTTGGGGCGGGCTGTGAAGCCCGCCCCAGTCATTATGCAATGCGATAACTGACGAAGGTATCAGCCGCCGTCTTGCGGGTCCGCCAGCGCGCGGCAGAGCCGGAAGTCGCCGCAGTAGCAGCCGCGCCGACAATCGTGTGACCGGAAGCGCCCGCCGTCACGGTAAGCGCGAAAGCCGCAAGCGTGATCAACGACCAATCAAACGATTCGTTGATCTCGATACCAGTCGCCAAGTCCATTGCGGCGCCGGTCGGAAGCTGAATGCTTCGGCCCGTTGTTGGGGTAGCAGTCACCAGCCCGGTCAGCAGATTGGCAGCCGTGAAAGCCATGGAACCACCATCGGCAATCACGGCAGGCGTCACCTGCACCTGAACATTTAGCCGGGTTTGCTGAACTACCGGATCAGTGCCTACTTCATAAAGGGCAGTCACGCCACCGGAGGCTTCAACAATGATTGTGGCGCCGGAAGCATACGGGCCAAACACGGTTTGGCCGTTATTCACGGTGCCAATAAGCGTCACTTGGTCCGGGTAATTCGGGAAGCCAATCTTGCGACTGACTTGCGCCGAACCCTGGCAAAATACGGCGATGCTTTCACCCGCCGGGATAGTAATGTCGCCAGAATTGCCCTGCGGC